GCAACTGGAACTTTTACTGCTACAAATTTAAGTGTTCCAACTCTTGCCACAGTTACAAATTTTACAGACAAAGAAGACATGCGAAGAACTGGCGACTACTGGCTACTTGGAGAAGAGGGGAGAATTTTCTTTTTACAAGATTATCCTTACCATACAAGAAATTCTATTTTTGTTTCTTACTTGGCTGGAAATAGTAGGGTTCCTGCCGCAGTTCACGAAGCCGCTACAAAATTAGTCGCTGCTGAAATTATAAGGCATGATGACCAAAGCGTATTGATTACTGAAACAGGTGCGAACATTTCCACTAAAGAAAAATATGATATTCTTCGTAAAGAGGCTATGGATATATTAGGGAGCAAAACCGATATTGTTTATTTCTTAGATTAGGGGGAATAATTTTGGCTATCAAACTTAATGTTCAAAAATTTACAGAATTTCTTGAGATACAAAGAGAAAGACAATTAGCCATGCAAGAACTTTCTCAAGTTTTAGGAATAGATATATCTTTTTCCGATGAAGAAATAATTGAGTATGCTACAGAACAATATGAAAATTATGTTAATAGCCAAGTAGAAAAGGAGGTATCGTTATTGATGAAGTCTCTCTTTTAATTAATTTGATTAATAGTAATTGGTCAAGTAACGCTACTGCTTTAGTAAATGCCGGAACTATTAGTGCTTCTCATGGGGTAACTCCAGAAGTAATTGACATTAGAAGCATTACTGCAAATAAAGCAGCAAGGGTTGATTTGGGAAGATACCCCGCTACAATTGTAGTGTTTGAAGATTCGCAGAATATTGAATATCCTACTATTCACTATGATATTAGAAATGAGACATATACCTTCACTTTACATATTAGAGTTCTTCATGATGAAAGGTCAGGCTTTGATTCTTCATATGGCAAAGACAGGCTAAGGGCTATATACTTGATATTGCGTAGAGTGCTTGAAGGTAGCAGAAAGGGTTATACTGCAAGTGATGGTTCTAAGTTTAATCAATTATTTGTAGGCCCAAGAAGCGAAAGTAATGACCGAGCAAAGAAACTTTTTGGATATAAGGTGAGTTTAGAAGCAAAAAGATTTGGTTTAAGTATTCCCTAGTAAGTTAGTAAGGAAAAGGGAGATGAAAACATGGCAATTAATACAGATATATTTTTAGGAAGCGGCGCAACATTAACTATGATTCCAGAATTGGATTTAAAGGTTATATTGAACAATTCAGGGTCAACTACAACTAAATTAGTTGCAGATGCATTATGGACTGATAACGTAAGGATGGTTGAAAATCTATACGTTGGTTGTGTTGTTGATTTATACGACCATGATGTTTCTCCAACTGAAGTTCATTCCACTCACGTTATTACTGCCAATGATACGACTTCTTTTACAATTTCTCCTGCTCACGATAGAACTATTGAAGATGCCGCAGATTTTATTGTTATTAGAGGATATGGCGCACCTGCTCCTTCTACTCTTACAGGTTCTATTGCACGATTAAGTGCTGATAATTGGTTAGGTGTTTTAGAAAGTGCAGAATTTCCCAATATAGAAGTTGAAATGAAACAACTGAATTTGTCTTTAGGTGGTTCAAGAAATTTTACTCATCAATATAAAGGAATAGAAACTGCAAGTGGAGGAAATTTAAATATCGTTAACAATCAAGGAACTTGGTTGTATTATGCTTTAGGTAAATGCACTCAAATCAATGCGACTTTTACTGGAAGTTCTTCTTTAGACCCTGCGACTCCACCATATACTGCTCACGCTAACAATGCTCTTTATTTGGATATTGGAGAAACTGCAACCGCAAAAGCATTTGGTGATAATATTACTGGATTTACTTCAACAGGGCCGCTATTTTATAGAACTGCAAAGGATTCTACTTTTATGATTCCGCCGGTTGCAAATCAAGATGATGCTACACACATGGCATTGTTGACATTACCAACATATAATGCAAGTGGTGTTTTAACAAATCCAATTAAATATACATTCGGTGAAGCAAATGGTGAAGAATTGCCTTCATTTGGATTAGAACAGAACATTAGCAAATTAGAAACATCAAATCCACACAGAACAGGAGATACTACATTAGCAACAGAGTCACATAACTTTGTTCGTATTGCAAGAGGTAACCGTGTAAATACTTTGACTATGACGGCAAATGAAAACGAAGAAGTTAAAATGACTCTTGATTTAAATACAAGAACAGTTCACAAACTTAAAACAAATGAGGCGTATGAAGGTCGTGCAGGTGTAGATGATAATGCTAATTTGTTTAATTTCGGAAGTGGGCCAAACACAGTAGCAGCAACAGGTGAAGAATCTCTTGAACCTTTTTTCTTTTCAAATGGTGCATTTACTATCTTTGGGCAGCAATTTCTTAAAATTACAAATATGACATTAACTATCAATAATAACTTACAAGATAAAAGATTTATCGGTGTTGGAAACAAATCAATTAAAACTGGTGTTCCTGCACAAAGAAATTATGAATTGACTTTTACTGCTATGGTTACTGATAATCAATTATTTGAAGAACTTCTTGACCAAACAGAAGAGGGAACAAGCAATCTTATTACTTTACAATTTGATAAAAATGCTCCCGATGGAACCCTTAATGAGCAAATTCTTTTAAAGTTACAAGACTATTATCTAAGTTCTGCTAATATTACTATTCCCGATGATAAAGGGCCAATCACTATTGAAGGAACAGTAATGCCAAGAAATCTAAATACTTGTGAAGTTAGAACACATTGGATTTTACAGGGGTGATTCTATGGATAAATATGATAAACTTCGTCTTAAAGAAAAGATGGCTAAAAAGCCGAAGCGTCAAGCAAAAAAGAAAACTACAAAGACTGAGGAGGAAAAGAAAGAAACTCCAAAGTCTAAGTAATTAAATTCCACCAACACCGTTTGTTTGTTTGTTGGTTTTGAAGGTGGATAAATTATGGAAAAAAAAGTGATAAGTGATAAAAATGTGCTTTTTGCACTAAGCGAGCCCACGCTACATTGGATTAAAGTAGCGGAAGATAAAGACGAATACCTAAAAGTATGGGTTAAAGAACCCACATGGTTAGAAGTAGATAAAGCCATGAATACTTTAATGAAAATAGATGCTAAAAATCAAGATGTAGAACTTGATTTAAATGCTATGTTTAGGTATATGGTTGAAAATTTTATAACTAAAACTGAGCCTAATTTATCCGCAGTTGATATTCTTAGATTAACTCCTTATGTGGGTAATCAAATAAAAGAAATCCTCCCTAATCCTTTAATGGATATGCAGGGGGATGAGGAAAAAAACGAATAGTTAGGAGGGCATTAAGAGGAGGAAAATGTCCTCCAAAGTTGTCTTCCCAAATAGTAGTTTATACTTTAGCAACGGCTTTTTCAATTAGCCCACTACAAGTTTATGAGATGCCAGTAAGTATGGTAAATGATATGCTTAGAATACATATGGAAATAAAAAGATTAGAAGCCGAAGAAATGGAAAAAATTGATAATAAATATAAGTCTGCAACAAATATACGGGGGTGATTAAATGCCGGATGTCGCCACAAGAAGAAATATATCTCGAATGACAACCTCGGTTGATAATTTAGTAGCGGCAATTAACAAATTGTTAGGCATTCAAGACCCTTTAATATCTCAACAAAGGGTTCTTACGAAGACATTAAATAAATCTAAAGTTGCTTATTTAGAAAATGCTAAGGCAATAAGAGGCGAGACTACTTTCTTAGAACAACATAGAAAGGGCATTGAACATGCAAGAAAGGTTGAAGAGTTTTATGCTAGAGTAAAACAAAAAAATGCAGAAAAAAATGCGGCTAAAAATAAAGAAGAAGAAAAAACAGTAGTGGGAATAACAAAAAGAACTAAAATATTCAATAAGACTCTTACTGCATTAGCCGAAAAACAGGGAGTTGCTGGTAAAGAACAGGCTAAATTTAATTTGGGCATACAGTCTTATAGCGAATATTTAAAACAAGGTGGAAGCCGTTTAGAGTATTTTGCTCTAATGGCGACAAGTGGAAGCGAACAGGTTAGAGCGTTTGGTATGGAAGCCATAGGGCTTAGAAGAATAATGTATGGATTTTTACCTAGAGGAACATTTAGGGCAGTAAATCAATTAGCAACCAGTTTTAATTTTGTAGGTGGGACTCTTAGAGGCACGAAAGACTTATTCAAAGAAAATAATGATGAAATAGATAAAACACAAGGAGCATTCAAGAAGATGCTAAGACTAACTGCTAAACCTCTTTTTATGGGATTAAAAACTCCAAAACAAAGAAAGGCCAAAAGAGAAGAAAAAGAGGCTGATGAAAAGGCTAGAAAAAGAGCCGAAATGACTGGAGGAGAATACTTTGCAGATTTTCAAAAAGCATTTAGACGCTCCTTTGCTGCAAAATTTATTGGTGCTAAAAAGACTGGTAAATCCTTTGATGAAGAAAAGGCTAAGAAGGAGGCAAGTGCTGAAGCAGATGCAAAGGCCAGCAAAGAAAACATATTTGGTTCTTTATTCGATATAGATACTAAAGTTATAAAAGAAAGAACAAAAATGGCAGAACGCTTGAACTATGCCTTTGAAAGAAAAGAACAATTAAAAAGCAACAAAAAACAATTAAAAGAACTTAGAAAAAACCTAAAAGCCCAAGTTAGAGAAGAACAGTCTGCGGCAAAAAAGATAAATACAATGCGTGAAAGATTAGGAGAAGCATTTGAAGCGATGAATCCAGCAGAAAAATTTAGAGAGTCGCTTGGAGAACTTGGTAAAAATATGGGTTTTGATGAATTATTCAAAAGATATTCAGAGGAGCAAGACAAATACATAGATAAAGAAATGCTTAGTTTTAGAAAGAAGTTGTATAAAGGAGAAGGAAAATTTCCTTTGGGTGAAGATGCAGGAAAAGCAATAGGAAAATTAGATGCGGCGCAAAAGAAAATTAAGAAAACTAAAGCACAAGAGAAAAAACTTGCGAAAGCAATAGAAAGACAAAGAGCAAGGTCGCCTCTCGCAAAACTTCAAAAGAAGGTTTTTAGTTTTGCTAATGGCATAAAAAATGCGTTTAAATTTGTGTTAGTTAGCGGTACTAAATTTATGATAGTGGCTATGGCTACTATTGCTGCTATAATTTTAATTTTGAAAACAGTTCTTCCTTCTATTCTTCCTGCACTCAAAGCGGCTTGGAAAGCAATTCAGCCGATGTTAGGATTTATTAAAGACTCCTTTGGAGTATTTTGGGAAGGCTTACAAAAACTATGGAATGGCCTATTTGGTGGAGGAACTTTAGGTGATGCCCTTGCGGGAGTTATGATGATAGTTGGAGGCCTACTTGGTATGGCTTTGGGCCTATTAGGAACATTATTTGGTTTGGGGATAGCATTTGCTAAGAATCTTTTACAAGATATTTGGGGTAGGGCAAAAGAGTGGTTCTTTAATAAATGGAATTCTATAAATACTCTAAAAGATAAAGTTCTTGTAATTGTTGCTATTATTGGCGGAATAGTAGCGGCAATTTTTGGCCTACCGGCACTTATTGTTGTTGGTCTTGTAGCAGTTCTTTATACTGCTTTAGATTATCTTGTTGATAAATTTGACTTTTTCTCTAAAGGAGGCGTATCATCGGGAGGATTAGCAGTTGTTGGGGAGAAAGGGCCAGAAATACTTAATTTACCGGCAGGTTCTAGAGTGCATTCAAATGCTAATTCTAGAAAAATGGTTGGAAACCAGTCTGTTGTAAATAATTTCAGCATAACAATAAACGCACAAAATACTTCCGACCAAGAAATGAGAAGAATAGCAGATAAAATTGCTGGAATGATTGATACAAGAGTTAAGAGAAGGAGTTCAATGGGGTGATTAAATGTCGGGTATAAATGGCTATTATGTATTTTTAAAATTATCTTCACATGAAAGTGGTGATAATCTAACTAAAAACGTAATACCTCTAAGAGTGGTGTCTGTTTCTTGTAGTGTTAATAAGGCAATTCCTTCTGTTCCTATTCCCCTATCAACTATTACGGGAGAATCTACTACTGCGGCTTTAGATATTGGAGCCGCAACTAAAAGCCTATCTTTACAGGGGTTTATTGTTTCTGGAAATATATCAAAACAATTTTCTGATGGGACTTCTAAAAATCTTAATTTTACTGCACATGAAATAGCACAAATGATTGCTTCTGGTGTTGATTCTACTGGATTAGCACTTCAACAAAGTTTTAACGAATTAGTTGTTTTGATTCCTTCTAATGTAGATTCAAATTATGTATCTAGAGATGATGCTTCTGGAATAGGCTCATTGGGAGATTTAATTCCTTTTACATTTACATCGAGAGGTAGTGCAAATTCTTTAGATAATGAAGGAGTAATATTGCCTAACTCTTTTCCAGACACAAGCACATCAAAAGGAGTAGAAGGATTTGTAAGAAGTTTTGGTTTTGATTTATCAGCAGAAACCGTTGAAATTAGTTTTAATATGGATTTTGAAGTTGCTTCTGTCTTTCCTAAAGGAAATCCATTTGTTTGAGGTGTTGTTATGTATGAAATATTTGCAGGGAAGAAACGCTCTCTAGTATTTCCAGTTATGTGTAATGGGCATGTAAAAATAGACTATAGTGACAATATTGCTGATACGAGTAATGATTCAGATACCACTGATGATGTAGGTTATGGCCTATGGGGTAATAAGGGTAGTTTTTCTTTTGAAGCGATTATAACTCCTTATGATGTGAATGGTCATGGAACTTATACTGCTTCAACATTACCAGCAGTTCCAGCAAGTAAGAAGATAATGCCAGCGTTAGACCAATCCATTTTTACTGCTGGAACAGAAGATGAATATTACAATGAGGCCTATTTACCTAGAGCAAGTAGAATAACTCATGAAATGATGTTATTTCATAATTCTAATTTTAAAATATATTTAAAAAATAATACTACTCATAATGAAAACAATCCAGCGCAATATAAGATATTTGCTGAGATGACTATTGGAACTGGAACAGGAACAACAACCACTACTATATCCTCTTCTGATTCTGTAATCTTACCTGCTCATGGAACTCAGTTTGTTTATAGTGATGCAGATAGTGTTCTTGGATTAAATTCTAAGAATAGAAAACTGTATCAAAAGAAAACTACGTTTACTCATGCTAGTCAAAATAGCACAGATTTACTTGGGGTTGCTAGTATAACAGGATTACATGCCAATCAAGAAATATTTACACATAGCGGTCAAACTGCAACATCATTAGGAACTATTGCTTCATTTCCTAATAGTTCTACAATAAGGCTAAACGCTAACTCTCCCGTTACAATTAGTGCGGTAACTACTAACATATTTATTCCTACAACAAAACATGCATCATATGTTGATGATACTTTTCATATTGGTTTTTCATTTAATGGTAGAACTAAAAGGATGGAGTTGTTTCTAGATGGTATAGAAATAGCAAGTGGAACTCATGGATTTACAGGAACGCAAAAGTTTCAATTTGCTAGAGAAGATTCGTATATTGGTGCAAAAGGTGGTCTTACAACAGGGGCTAATAGTGCTACAACAAATAAACAATTTATGGGAGAAATTCATGAACTATGTTTTTCAGCAGTATCTAAAAAATCCTTTGGGGATTTAGAAACTCTAAAGCCGGATTTTGAAGCCACTCTTATGTATTTACAATTTGAAGAGGTGGACTTGTAATGGGCGTTAATATTGTCGCAGTAACCACAGGAGAATCTGGAAGTGGAATTACTACTGCTATTCAAACAGATTCTAGTTTTGATGTTCCTACTAATGTAAGATTGTCATTTGATGGGACTGGTTCATTTAGACCTAAAGCACCTGTTAACAATGCTAGAATATTTACAATTGTATATCCCGATGAAAATGAAAGTGACAATGATGCCTTTACTGAGGCCCACTCTTCCGGTTCATTTCCAAGCACTGGCTCTACCACCGATACAGAATATTCTAATTTGGGAACCACAGAAGGATATAGAATAAGATGTTATGATGATGCTAACCAAGTGGGAGTAAGGCTCAATACTATTGATTTAACTGCAAATTATTATTTCGTATTGATACATTCAGATGACCCTAACCAACATCATATGGCTAGAATAACTGAAACAAATACTCAAGATGTTAGTGGAGATGCTTTTGAATTTGAACCAAGATTAGGTAAAGAAATACCAAAAGGAACCAAGTTTATGGTTTGGAAAGGCCCACCAGTTAGCACTACTGCTATTGCCGTATCTGCTGGAATAAAATGTGTAGATAGAAATAGTGCTTCCGATTTAATTTATAATTTACAAGTAGCAAGGCCACTATTCTATTTCTTTAATGATAATTTAGATAAAGAAAATGAATTAGACCATAACACAAAATACTACGTTAGGAGTAGGCCAGAGCCTCAAACCTCATCGGGTGATGGTAATGTTGCTATAAATTTAGATGATACAGAAGTAGGGGCTGAAAGAACTGCCGCCGTTACATTTGTAACTACTAGTTCTTACGCTAAATCCATAGTGGATAATAGTAAATTTACTTATAAATTAACATTAGAAGATAAGTTAAGAAACTTAGATTCAGCAGAAACAGGAATAGGGGCAGTATCAACTACAGGTAATGAGGGTTCGTCACCTTCCTTTAACGGAACTTCACCAGCGTATAGGACAGATTATAACGAAGCATATCCAAACGCTAGAAGAGATGGAAGGGCGCATGGGGCTGATTTTAGAAATAGTCAAGAATTTGATGGCCCTACAAGATACTTACATTATGACTTTTCTCCAATTAAGAACAATAGAGTTACAGGGGCTATAGATAATATTCTTCTTGATTCCTTTGAAGAAAAGGGAACGTATGCTGAAACAGTTATCTTAGATAACTCTAGAATGAACACTCAAAAAATTGTTCCATTTTCCCAATATAGAATAAGACACAAAATACACTCTGGAGCGTTTTCTTCTTTTTTGGCATTAGGGGCTAAAGTCAAAACAACTGTATCTGGAGCAGGTGTTACGGCTAACTTTAGAACAGATTTTGATTTGACTAATTTCCTAAACGTAGGAGATGAAGTTAAAGTAGGTAATAGGATATTATTTGTTGCTACATCTTCTGCTTTTGGAACCTTTGCTAATGGAGAACAAACCGTTCAATTTGTTGCTAGTAATAGAGCAACTACAGATACATCATTTAATACAAGTTCTTACACATTAACCGCAGATGATGTTTTGCACCGTAGGGCATATAACGCTACTGATGGAACATTACTTACTTCTGGATTTAAAATATTAGAAGGAAGAACAGGAAGCCTGTTTGTTAAATTGAACTCTCCTAAATTCAAAGGATTAACTGCTACAGTAACAAATGCTGATGCTGAAAAGAATCTTTTAACAATTAGTTTCAATTCTCAAAGTTATAGTTCTAGTTCAGCACTTACTTTTGTTGAAGGGCAGTATGAAATATTTGTTCAAAGAATGGATGGAGAAATAGAAAGAATAGATTCGTATAAAGAGAATCAACAAACTATGATGAAAATATCTGGTAGAGGCAAAATCTCTAAATTACTTAATCCTATTATTAACAAGAATACAAAATTTTCAGATGATATTATTTACAGTTCTTTTAGTCCATATGGAGAAAGGGTTCAACTTACCAGTTCTGATGAAGATATTGATTTTGGAGATACCACAGAAGATGTTTCTGATAGCAATATTACCAATAGTCCATCTATTGGTGATTTATTAATTAGCGAAAGTAATCAGTTTATTGGTAAAATAACTAATATAGAAAGTAATACGCCTAGTAGTGGCAATACTAGATTTACATTTAGTGGAGGTGCTATGACTAGAACATCTAATGAAAAGTTATTCTTCATTAAAAATGAAAATTATATTTTTAGTAATGCTTTGGCCTCTAATCATTTAGCAGAAGGAAAATTATCCTCATTAGATGGCGCAGCAGAAAAGGGTGTTTTATTCAATGGGGGCCACACTTTGGCTTCAGATGGTAGTGATGATTCTCTTTTACTTGGGTCATCAAATGATACTCACCCTAAAGCATTAGGCTACTCTATTAATTCCCCAGTTAATATGAAAAATGATAATTCCTTTCAAGCCAAATTTGTAAATGAGTTTTCTGGAACTACTAAAAGTAGATTTGATGTAGTCAATACTCTTTTAGATTTTTCAGTGGTCGCTTCTAATAAAACTAAAAACCAAACAGTATTGGAATTGGCTCCTTATGTTCCTATAACACTTGGTAGGAAATATCCTAATTTTGCCTTTACTACAGATAATACTAATGAAACTATTTTTACTCAAAGTTGCACCACAGATGGAGATGACACTATCACCTTTAGTTCAAATGATAACATTACTAATGGAATAAAGATAGAAGGTGATGGTATTCCTAGTGACACTTTTGTAGAATCGGTAGTAAGAGATAGTCCATCTGGTGGAACTGATACTGCCACTTTGTCGAAAAGTGCTACTACCTCTACTACAGTAACATTAACTTTTACTGCTAGTAATTACTGTTATCGTGGTCTAACAGAAGGCACTGGAGTTAGTGGCTATGGAACCCATTACATAAATTCTGATGAAACTTTAGTGTATTTTATTCGTGAAGGTGATGCTATATTCTTAGGGGATGAGAAAAGATTTGTTGGTTTTTGTAGTAAAATAGTAAATGCTACTGAGATTGGCGGTTTTGCTTCTTTAAATTTTGATGGCTCTACGGCTTTAGATAGAACTAATCATATATTAATTTTAGATAGAGCAGTTTCCTATTCTAATAATGAAAAGATATTCAACATTAGTGCTGCTCATGTTAATACTACTATTGATGGTTTTAAAGAAAGTCATGACTTATATTTTGTAAACGGCGCACACTTATGGGGAGGTAAGATGGTATGTATGCCCCATTCCAAAAATACCTCTAATGGCCCTGTTTATTTGAACTATGAACAGGTTTTAGACAGTACCTATACTTTAGCAGATTATTACGGTTCTCCTTATTATAGGATTTTTAATATGGCTAAAGGAAACTTTAACAGGACTAAAGTGAGTTCTGCATTTACTACTTATGATACTCAAATATACAGCAATGATTCTGCATTAAAATACCATGCACTAGCATATAAGTTTGATTTTGGCTATACTACTACCAGTGACGGTTTAGTAAAATATGAAAAGAATGAATTTGATTTTACAGGAAATGCTAGAACACCAAAACTTAGCATAGATAATATAGCATCTAGTCCTTGGGGTAGCAATTTCAGTGATGCTACTCGACATACCAGTTCAGAAACAACTGATAGATTACATACTTTTGATTATCTAGATGCTGGATTTTTTGGTAGGCTTAAAGATAACATGAAAGATAGTTTGGAACAAATAGATTCTTCTGTAGATAGATTATTCTTGTATGTAAATTCGGATGCCTTACCATACTCATCTAAAAGAACAGACTCTTTGATGAATCAAAGTAGAACTATTACTAATTACGGTGCATTATTACTTGGTAATTCTTTAACCGATGTTACTCAAATTTCTCAAAGTAGTGTATCTCAAGGTGATAATCTAAGAATTACTGATGAAGATGTCGAAAATCATCAAATATACAACGTAGACAAAACAATTAATACTTTGAAAAGATTTGGAATAATGAGATTAACAGAAGTAGTTGTAGATTGGCACTTTAATCAATTTAATTCAGAAAAATCAGTGCCTACTCCCAATAAAAATTCTGAATTAACTCTTTATGTTGCAGTATCAAATTTAGGTAAATTTACATCTTCTGCTGATAATTTAGGAACGGCTATGAATAGTGGAGGTTCTATAGAAGCAACTGAAACTTTAAGCCAATATAACAGTGGCACTAAAAATAGATTGTATTTTGATAATGGCACTACATTAGTTGCCGTTAGTGATTTAAGTACTGCTAAAGGGCAACATCGTCTTTTTGATTCTAACGGAAATGAAATTGGCACATTAGACCCTACTGTTGGTTCTAATCCAAATACCGCAGGGACATACCCCTATTATCAATTTACTACTGATATTAAATTAACAAATCAAGGAAATGCCCCAACTGGTGATGTCTTTAATAGAAACGTAGTTGAAATTAATCCAAAAGGAACAATTGAAGAGGGCTATCTTAACATAATTGATGATAAATTTAATATGCTAAGAGCGCAAATAATTACTGATAATAGTTTATACGGTAAAAGTAGTAGTGCTGGTGATGGAGGTAAGCCCTTTTTAGATACTTATGCTGCTATGAGTTTAGCCTCCGAAGAAACTTTAATTTTACCCATAAAATGTGATGGTTCTACTTCAGGGGGAGTAGATAAGTGGTCTGGTTCAATAACAGGAACAACATTAGCATCTGATTCTAGAATCTTAAACTTTTTTCAAGCGGGAACGGCAGCAGATAGCACTAGCCCATATTTACAAACTGTTCCTGTATTTCTTAAAAGATATTCAATAGAGGGTGGAGGTAAATTTCCAATAGGTATTGGGACTTGTGGCCCTGTAATTAAAACTCTTAGGATAGACGCTATTGGAGATGGTTCTGGAAATGCTAATGCAAACGAACAAGTAGTTTTGGGTGGTAATGCTGGAACAGATACTTTTGCTCAGTATTTAACAGTGAACGATGGAGATGAAAGTGGAAGTCCCGAAGTCACACAAACTTTTGCTTCTACTGATAACCCATGTGCGGTAGATGGAGCCTATACTGGGTTCAAGTTGAGGTTTTATGCTACTTTTGCGGCTTCCTCTACATCTGTAGGAAGTAGTTCTGGAAATATCAATAGATATTTAATTAATCGTAGTGTATTACCTTGGCTATCTTTTGTAGATTTAACTGGATGCTACTTAGTAAAGGAAGGGGGAACTTATGTCGATACAGGAACTAGCCCTTCTACTGACCAATTTAATCCAACTACAGATAATCTTACTTCTAAAACTGGTGCAGATGATATAGTTTATGTCATATCTCATGAATTAGATAATAATAGTAGCACTGAAAGGTATTACATACATACTGATAGACCATTAAGTGCTTCTACTGCTTATAGAGTTATGACTCCTAATCACACTTGTATGTATGATTTCTTTCCTAAAGAACTATACTTTAATGTCCCTACTGGGCAATACACAAAAAAGCCAGATGACAACGCAGTATATGAATCAACAAAAGATTTCTTTCAAACTGATGCTAATGCGACTAAAAGCACAAAGAACCCATTTTCACAAGAGGGCGTTATGTCTATGTTTGTCGCAGTTGATTTAGATAAACAAAGTAGTGATGATTACATAGTAATAAGGCAGCCGGATAATTTTATTGGCTCTAGTGGAATATTATCTTCAGATTCTAAATTTGATTTCTATTTCTCTGATGGAGAAAATGGTAAAAAGATTTCAGTGAATACAAGAGAATTTACTAATGGTAATAAGTTTATTATGAATGATAATTTTCATGGAGAAGGAATAGTATCTGTTTCTGAAACATTTACTATAACAACAAACAAAGAAACTAAACTTAGTCCTAAGAGAGTTCAGATTGGTGCTTCTCTTTCTATTGCATCAGAAGCAGATGCTCTGATTAATGATTTAATGGAGGAGAATAATGTTGATTTCACTATTGCTACATTAACTGATGACTATCCTCTATATGTTGCCCCTAACTATCAAGGTGTTGATTTATTTAGCGCAGTTAACTTCTTACTAAAAAGAAAGAATCGTTCACTCATTGAAAAAGATGGTTCCTTTACTATTACTGACGATGAGACTAATGATAATTATGCAAATGTTGTTATCACAGATAACAATGAGGATTTCCAAATTGTAGAGTTTGAAAGAGAAAAATCTAGATTTGATTTCTTTAATGAGGTAACAGTTTACGGTTCTGAACATAAGAGAACAAGAAAAGACAGTCGCAGTATTAAAGAAATAGGTAGAAAAACACTTGAGGTCTTTGAAGATGAACTTGTAACCCAAGAAGAGGTGAATGAAAGAGCATCTGCATTATTAGACATACATACTGATACAACTGGAGTTTTAAAAATAACACTTGGTCATGTAGGCATATCTCAGATAAGGGCTGGAGATATAATTAACGTAGAGATACAAAAAGAAAATATTCCCATTGGTCAATTTATGGTTTTAGAAGCCGAACACTTACTTACTGGCTATATTAGACTAACATTAGGTCAACATAATAAAATGCTTGAAGACAGATTTGCAGAACTCAGCATTAAGGCTCAAAGACTAAATTCAAAGATAAGGAAGGAAACTTTCCAAGATAATGTTGTAGGTCTTGATTTCCTTGAGGAGATAGATGTCAAGGTAATAAGAGGCTTGATTAGAAAAAGAGTATTTACTGGCCCAACTCCTCTTGGATTTAAAGTACCGTTAAATACAGGTTCCTTTAGTGATTCAACAATTGGTTTCGGGGATGTAACGATAGAAAATTTAGAGGAGTTGGAATTTTGATAACAGATAAGACAAAGGAACTATTGGTAGCATATTTGAAAACATTAGTAGATACGGCACAAATAGGCTACGGTGGGAATTCTACCAGCCCTAAATCAACTACGCTTGATGTGCCTTCTGGAATTACTATTGCAGATTTAACTTCTGAACTAACAGATGAGAATGTGATTGAAGTGAAAATGGGAGTAGCCGGTAGCAATATTACTGGAAGAGTTATTCGTGAGGCAGCAATTTTTAACAGTTCTAATATGTTAGCAAGAGTAAATTTCAGTGGAGTAGGGCCACTTACATCAACAGAAACATTAGAAATTATTTTACAGATAGAGGTGCAATAATATGGTAGAAAACAACCCACACACATTTAGTAAGTTATCAACAGGAACATTAACTCAGTTAGAAGATGAAGTAGATTATCCGCACAGTGGTTTATTCAAGGCTCTTGTGCAAATGTCAAAAGGCAATATTGTTATAAAAAATGGTACTAACGATTTTGATATTACACAATCCACTTATGTAGATGATACTACAACTATAGTTTCGGTAAGTGGTGGAAGTTATTTTAGAGATGGTAAATTATTTACTGTTTCTGGAACGACTAATTTTAATGCGACTGCATTTACAACTACTCATGATAAAGGATATCATATTTTGGTTGTTAACTCTTCAAATACCGTAGTAATCCGACAACCTACTGCGGCAGATAGAGTACCTAACTATACAACTGGAGATACTATTATTGCTCTAATAGAAATATCTTCTACTACTTCTTATGGTTCAAGACTTATACAATTTTTAACAACTGAGAAAACATCTAATTCAGTTAACATAGGATATGATAATAGTGGAGTATATACTGAGGCTGGTGAATTTACTGGCTCTGCCACTGGTGTAGCATTGGATGTAGGGGCGCAATCTCTTACTGTTAGCACTACTGGGGTTGGAGATGCTTTAGTTTTAAAAAGCACAGAAGCAGGTGCTACTGATGCTCCTGATTTAGTCCTTTACAGAAATTCTTCTTCTCCAGCAGCAAGTGATGAAATAGGCTCAATAAGATTTAGAGGAAAGGATGATGGTGCAAATGATAAAGATTATGCTAGAATAGTTTCCATACTTAGGGATGTATCTGCCGCAAGCACAGACGCAGATATAATTTTTAAGGTTCTTTCTAATAATTCAGAAATAGAACTTATGAAAGTTAGTAGAGTAGATGGTATTGTAATCAATGAAATAGGGGCTAACTATCTTGATACGAGAATAGAAAGCGACAGTAATGCACATATGTTTTTTGTAGATGCTTCTGCTAATGCAGTAGGTATTGGGCAAGATACTCCTACTGCTCCTTTACACGTTAAAACCACTGGAACTGGAGATGCATTAATAGTCGAAAGCACAGATGCAGATGCAACAGGCGCACCTGATATTGTATTCTATCGTAATAGCGCAACACAGGCTGATGCTGATGATTTAGGACATATAAAATTTAGAGGAAGAAATTCCGCTAATTCTGGAGATGTAGAGTTTGTTGATATATATTCAGAAATTGCAGAGGTTGGGGATTCGGGTGCAAATAAAGCGGCCAGATTATATTTTAGAGTTCAACATGCTGATTCTATAACTCAAGTATTAAAATTGGTTGGTAAAGCCAGTGGTAATGCAGAAGTAGTTGTAAATGATAATGGCGACAATGATATTTCATTTAGAGTTGAAGGGGATACTAATGCTAACTTAATTTACACTGACCCTGCTAATGATAGAGTGGGTATTGGAACTAATAGCCCAACTGCCCCTTTACACGTTGAGACTACTGGAACTGACGATGCTTTTATTGTTGAAAGTACAGAGGCGGGCGCTACTGATGCTCCTGATTTGATTCTTTATAGGAATTCAGGAAGTCCAGCAGTAAATGACACAATTGGTAGCGTCAAGTTTAGAGGTAAAGATGCTGGTGGTAATGATGTTGACTATGTTGAATTAGAAACAAAACTGACAGATGTAACAGATGGTAGTGAAGATTCTAAATTCCAAATTAATATGTTAAGAAATGGTGCTGTAAATGAATTATTTACAATCGGTAAAGGTGAATGTGTAATCAACGAGGCATCAACCACTATGGAGTTTAGGGTTGAATCTGCTACTAACACACACATGTTTTTTGTAGATGCTCATGCAGAAGGAATAGGTATTCAAAATAGCGCTCCTACTGCACCTTTGCATATTAAAACTACTGGAACTGATGACACCTTTATTGTTGAAAGCACAAGTGCAGATGCTAATCATGCTCCTGATATTATTTTTTATCGTAACAGTGCGTCTGCTGCCATTAATGATGGTATAGGGCATATAAAATTTAGAGGTAAAAATGATGCAGGTACACCGGAAGACGTTGAATATGCTGACTTTTATGGAACTATAAGAGATTCAGCAGATGGCGCAGAAGATGGAGAATTGAATATTAGAACTATGGTGGGTGGAACCTTAAAAAATAGAATTCATATTGACCCTGCTGAAATAGCCATCAATGAAGACAGTGCCTCTCTTGATTTTAGAGTCGAAAGTAATGGTAATGCAAATATGCTCTTTGTAGATGCTTCTGCTGACGCAGTAGGTATCGGTTTGAATACTCCTTCTGCCACATTAGACTTACTGACAGGTGGAACATTTAGAAGCACAAGATTGCTTACAGTATCAGTATCAGGAAGCACTACTTTAACAGAAGCAGCACACGCAGGTAGATACAATATATGTGCGGGGAACATAACGCTTCCTTCGACTTCAACCGCTGGTGAACATTATGCCATTTTGAATACAACAGGTGGTAATATTACTATTGGTCGTAATGGAAATAATATCAATGGTGCGGGTTCAGACTTTACTTTAGCAACTTTCAAAGCGGCCACTTGCATTGCCATTGGTTCTAACAATTGGATGGTAGTGGGTTGATATGTATATTGCTTTAATGGGTTGCGCTCAACAAGGTGCTGGTGCAGCAGCATTAGGCCTTACAGTAGCAGATGGTGGAGGCGGAACTGAGATTGAAGTTGAAGTAGAAATTTTTTCTGCTTCAAGTGTTAATGTAGCATTTAGAGATTTTGAAGGTTTAACTGCTACTGCAAGTGGTGGTGCTGGAGGAAATAGTTTTGCTTGGACTAATACTGAAAATACAGATAGTGATGGGGCTGGTGGCACTAATGTATGGTCAGTAAATACCACTGGCACTACAAATCAAGCAACGTATAACGGTTTGGTATTAACTTGTGATGCTTCTAGTGGTTCAGGTGGTCAAGAATTTACGGCACAATATACAATAACTTGCACTGTTACTGATTCTGCTGGTGCAACTGCATCGGCAAATTATACTTTTAGTGCAAGAGTAATATGTGCTTTCTGATATATTAAGCCAACAAAGTTTAAAATTTTTGAATTTTTTAAAAAACCAAAAAAAAATCGAGGGCGGGGGCTTACGCCCCTACCCCCTTATTAGACCAAATGGCCAAACAGTTTCTACATTCCCATAATTTAACTTGCTTATCTGAACCAACATAAAAGCCAAGTATTCTTTTGGCTATAGTTGGCGTATTACAATAAGGGCAAGTTTGTTTAAGGGTCATTCTTATCGCCATTATTCATTAAACGCCTCATATAATCTTCAACATTTTCATCAGTAACCGAAGTTCCTCCGAAAGCGGCGAAGAAAAGAAGCATTAAAATGGTAATAAAAACGAATAGTCCGAACCAATCCCAACCAGTCATTTACCAATTCACCTCCAAATCTTTTTGCTTTTCCTTGTTAATAGAAAATCCTTTTACAATACCGTTTTCTTTACCATAGTTCCATAAATTATAAACTAATTTAGTATCTTTTAGACAGTAATCTACCACTTCATCATACTTTCCCATCTTCCATAATTTAGGGGCATCAGCACTATCCATAAGTTTTGCATCTTGCATTGTGCATTTTACTAAATTCTTTAGTTGAAATCTTTCTCCATGTTCTTTTAATAAAATTTTAGATGTATCAATATATTTTTTTTCATCAATATATTTTCTAATGCAGTATATATCTAAAGAGTCTCTTAGAATTGGCAAATCAAAAGCAACAATATTATGTCCTAATAATACTCCTCCTTTTTCAAAATGGTCATCTAAATCATATTTTAATTCTCTAAGTGATTTAATCACAATGTCGGATTTACTAACACTATCTAGTCCTTCGTCTAAATAAACAGTAGCGTTATTACCATCCCATGTAGCAACTGTTGATACTTGAAACATATGCGTATTTGAAAAGCCGCCTATTTCATAGGACATATTTTTTGTCTCTATGTCAAGAGCCAACACTGACATTTCAATCATTCCTTTGGATTAGCCCAAAGTTTAGCAACTTTCTGTTCCTCTTTATTGACCGTAGGTTCTTCATCCAAATCAGTTCTTCTCTTTAAGAAACAAACAATTTGAGAACCTGCTACAATCAACTGAGAACAGCATTCCCATCCATCTTCTCCATAAGTGTTTAATGTTTCAATAATTACTTTTGGCCCTTTTGCTACTTCAAATACTAGATATGTATTTTCCCATTTCATATTTCTTCACCTCTTATTGTTAATTTAATGTATGTGCTGCGACCTTCTTTTACTTCTTCAAACTTATGTCTAATAATATCATAATATCTGTATATTTGCGCTCTTGATTTTTTTGCTCTCTTTCTAACTTCTGTTAAGAATAAACTTTTATTTACATAGCCATTTTCATCTTTTTTGATTTTATCATATGTAGAAATAAATAAAGGTTCTAAAGAATTTTCAGCAATACTTTGCCTCTTAACCTTAAGGCTTTGTTCCAACCACATAACCAATGTCTTATAACATTGTTGCACAATTACTGCTGCTTGGCCTACGTGAGAACCTGTTACTACAAAGCGGTCACTTTTTTTACTAATTGATGGAGCAGACGCTACCGAACACAATACAGACATTTTAATCAATATCTTCATCAATCGTGTTGTAAAGTTAGAACATATCTTGGCTACATCGGGCCGAGTGTTCTGTAAATACAAATTCATTTTAGTGTATTCTAACTTCAAAGCCTGTCTAAAGTCTTCACTATATTTAATTGTTTTAAGTGGGTCTTGACCAACTTCATCATATTTTTCCTTTACGAGTTGATAGATTTTCACTAATGAATCAGCGAACCTATCAATAGGAGCATTCACTTCTTCTACAATTCCTGCTTTTTCAATCTGTTCCAGTCTCATCTCATCTTGTATATATTGAGGAACTTCCCAAACATAAAGAAGCATTCTTTGTAAAACACCCTTTTCTGCCATAACATTGTTTAGATTATTAGGAGGATAAGTCATAGCCAATACTGAACGCTCACAATAACATTCCATAGTTTGGCCATCCATAGAATCAAGAGCCTTAGAAATAATCCAAGATTCTCCTGCTAAGGAATTCATCAAAGTATTAAGATAAACAATGCTTTGTTCTTTGTGCTGAGATTGCTTGAATACTCCAGAATATTCAAACTCATCCCAATGTGCTAAACCACTTCCTTCAAGAATACCAGCCCTTCTTCGCCATTCAAACCCATCATCAGCATCTTCATTTGTTTCTTTTACATATTTACCAATCAATACTGAATCAGTATAATCAGTGACAGAAAAAGTATTGAATGTTCTAGTGATTGGGATATTGTCATTGTTCATAAATGGAGGGTGAACATTTAATTCATTGATTCTCTTAAATGTCTTATCAGCAACTCTACCGACAAAGTTCCACAGTGTTGACTTTCCTGTTCCCGAAGTTTGCACCCAACAAAAATGTATTCTGCTATCTTCTATATTTCTACCATTTGGTATGCGGATAAAATCCTTACATATCTGACCTAATAGGGCAAAGTAAGAAATGCTGGCAGGTATGCCATTTCTATGCGAAACCTCTAGGGCTGATTTTTCAAATTCTCTTACAACGAAAGGTAATGCTTCTCTTACTACTTTCGCATCTTCTTCAAAGGAATCGTATTCCTCATATTCTTCATTATTATATTCTTCATTCATATTTTCACCTTCTCTTCCGAGTTTAATGTGGAGAGTATTCTTTTGGCAAGGACTTCTCCAATTCCTTCAATAACTTGGAGTTGATACTCCGAGCATTCTCCTATTTCCATAATGGAGCCAAATTCTTTTATTAATTCTTTTGCTTTTTTTAGCGATACTCCTTTAATGCTAGTTAATACATCTAGCCTTAAATCATCTGTTGATATTCTTTTAAATATCTCTGGTCTTATTGCGCTTCTTGTTATGGGTTTCATTTTTGAAACACCTGTTATAATCAAAGCGGCTTCTTCTTCGTTACTTACCCAAATAGGTTTTATATCCATATCTAATATTATTCTTCCAAATGCTCCTAGAAACTTATTACTCATCATTATTTTTCTACTAGCAACAGGCATTTTACTTACTGAATTTTCTATTATGTTTAGAATTGCTTCGTCTAAAGAACCATAGATAATTACCACATTTGTTTGATAGTGTCTATCCATGTTATCCAGTTGAGTCCACAATCTTTTTGACATTACAGAACCAAGAAAATCTATGGTGGATTTGGCCTCAAAGCAAACATCATCATAGACATAATCTCCAATCTCAATCCATCTTTTTTCATGGGGAATATTGAGTGCCTTTGCCTTCTTTTCTACTAACTCAGAGAGTCTAGAATTTTCCCTTGAATCAATTACTAGCATTGTGATACCTCCAACATTTGCCTACACAAAAACCTTCACTAATTAGTTTGTCACAATGAGGTGTATTATAGTTATTGAATACTGTAAACTTAGCGTGTTTTTTGGTGGTGTGCTTAGACCAATCTAGCCATACTGAATCGGATTCAGCAAAGACTCTTTCTAACTCATCAACTACCAAATCTAATGTCTTTTCTTTCTCCTCAATTGTTACTAGATTCTGATAGCCAGAAATCAAATCCCGATACCAAGAAACGAGATAGGCTCTTGCTATATGAGAAGGATTCTCAGTCATGATAGCATTATGTAAACAAGGCAACATAGGTAATTTTCCTATCGTATCTGGAACAGAAACTTCACCCTGTACCTCTTGTATAGGGGGAGCATCGGGGAACACTACCTTATTTTTCCCACTCTTTTGGAAAGGAATAAGGCGTGGTTTCTTTGCTAATGAAAGTAATTCACTAAGAGGGAGTTTTAAGTCTTCTTTTAACAAAGGAATGCAATAATATGGCATATTGTTTTCATCAAGAGATGACATATTAACAGTATTAGGAACTCTTCGTAGCCTAGTTGTTTGTCCTACTCTATCATCAAGAGAATTGTTTTCTCCAACTTTAGAAATCAAATATGTTTTAATTTCTCTAAATAGAACTTGTATGTTTCTCATATTATCTGTTTTTTCACCAAACAAGAATAAATGAAATCCTCTTCCAGAAAAGAAGAGAGTATATTCATAATCTTTTTTATGAATTAAATTCATTACAATTTTAACATCATTCCAAGTTTTGTGTAAATCATCATCATGTGCATCAAAGTCTAAAAACACTCTATCTAGGATTACAGTAGAATCTATCTTTGCTTTCTCACTGAATTGACCAAAATCATATACCGTTGTATATACATTTGTTCTATTGTTTTGTGCATTTACAAAATCAATATATTCATTTCTACTAAACACTATTTTTCTTCTCATCTGTGGTGCGTTTTTTATGTGACTTCCCGCCCACACTTCCCTCGGAAACTTCATTATTATTACCTCCAAAATCTACTATTGCCGTATCTAACATATTTCTAATTGTTCCTGCCACCTCTGCTCTAAGGTGAGTCATGCATAATTCTCTTAATACATCTGGATAGTAAGAACCTATCATTGTATCATTAATTTTAGTCTCTTTTACCAAATCAAACCTTTCAACTAAATTCATTTCTGAATAAAGTTCACTCGCAAGATTTTCTATTGAAACAGTAAGATTTGATATTTCATTAAAAGACCATGCCTTTGCTTTTACTTTTAATTCAATTACTTCTTTCATTATATCACAACCAACTATCTAACTGCGCTCCATCGCATATTCCATAATAAGAACAATACTGTGAGCAAGTCTTAAAAAAGAATGATGGGGCAAATTGATTATTTTCATAATCCCATAGCATTTTAGTAATGGTTTTCATAACAGAAGTTTTGGAAGACTTCAGTACCTTTTCCGCATAAACATAATTGGAAGCAGGGTAATACCAGCCCCAATGAGATACGGCCATATCTCTGGTTAAACCATGTTTAGCCAATACTTCATCTGGAGCATTTTCAATCATGAGTTGATAGAAAGCCATTTCTTTTCTCATACCGCTTTTCTTAGAATCTTTCCAATTCCCTGTTTTGTATTCAAAAGGAATTAGTTTACCGTTTTCAATAAAAATCCTATCTATAATTCCTTGAAGATGAATTACATAGTCTCTATTTAGAGTAAATTCTTCATTGTTATTCCAAGCCCCTCCTTTATGCGGGCCAGCAGGGATAGTTATTTCACAATCAAATAGGCCTTCATTTACAATAGGTAAATACTCATCAACTTTATCTTCTGATTGAGCCTCAATAAAGCGTTGCGCTTCAAAGGCTGCTACATTCATAGATATGTCAAAATACTCATCTATTGGCATTAGACTATTACAGTATTCCATAATCTCAGAATTATTCATTTTCTGTGCTTTCTTTATGTCAAAATCATTAAAGAAATTCTCTCTATGGTTATGCAATACAGTTCCTTTACGCATGGCTTCTGTTTGGTCTTGGGGTAATCTTTGAATATACCCAAATTGATATTTCTTGTTACACCATAGATAACTCATCATAGATGATTTTGTTATCTTTAAAATAGGTTTTGAAGGGTCATCATAATTTTCAGGTTGCCACTGATATGTATAGTCTCTCATTGTTGCTAATCTTGCTTTATATTGTTCATCTTTATCCATTAATAATCACCGCCTTCATTTAATATTTCTAGGGCTTTAATCAGATGTTCTTTTGCTTGCGACAAACTATGAACTGTCGCATCGTATTTTTTTGATAAAGTAATCTTCATTTGTATATCATGAATTATTTTTTCTAATTCTTTCAAAACCATTCCTCCAAACTTCTTTGTATTTTACCAGTTCTAATACTAAATACATCCCATCCCATAGATTCGTAAATAGGCTTCGCTTTCTTTAGAACTAATTCTGAATAGTGTTCCCAATCAGGAGTATATTTATCAAAATCTGAATTGATAACTCCAGAAACATATTGTACCTTTTTCTTTTCTTTTGTTAGGGGATTGATATAAACGTCATGAACCCCTTTAACTTTTAAGAAAACATAAGAGTCATCAAAGTTATCTTCTCCCTTTTGCCAAGAATATAAAATTCCTGCTATGCCGGAACCAATAGAAGGTCTTCTTTTTTCTATTGTAAGAAAAGAAGATACGGGTTCGCCGCATTTATGTGTTCCTTCTCTTCCTTCATTTTCTCCACATAAGTTCAATTTAGTAATGTCTTTTAGACTATACTGTTTGTTACAAGACTGGCATTGAACCATAAATCTAGATTCTCTAAGCCTACTTCTTTTGAGTAAAAGTTCCTTATCTATCTCACCATTTAGAACAGAACGATATATGGAATGTAGGTAGTTGTTTATCTCTACCATCTTCTTATTATTAACCCACATTTTTAATACTTCAGTTTGAACATTTTTTTCTAATTGGGTAACACTTACTCTTATGGCAGTAAAACCAGTCATAGTAAATTTAGGCTCTTTCAGCCATACTCCGTCTTCCCAAGTAACCATCCCTGCGTTTCTATTCTTTGTTGTTCCTACTCCTAAAGCAGAATAATACTTTTCAAATTCAAGAACTACTGGATGTTGTTTTAAATTCATAACATTGGGAAAATGTTCCCTAACACTTTCTTCTATTATTTTGATAGATTCTTGAGCCTTTTCTACAGAATCAATCTGAACATAAATTGAATCTGTATGGCCATAAACCACTTTCACTTCATTCCCACCTTAGTAGGTGCATATATTTTATTTACTAACATCAGTTCTGGATTCATTTTTTCTAATGCTTCTTGTATTTCGCAAATTGCTTTTGCTAAAGCATAGTAAGAGGGAATCTCCTCTAAATCTCGTTCTAATGTTTTAATCCTACTTTTTAAATTTTCAATTTCTTTATTCATATTATCACCGTTATAATTGTTAAGATGGTTGCTATGTTTACGATATTTACCATCATTAATATCTTATTTGATTTTGCTATCATAGCGAGCAATTCTTCTAATAGTTGGTTAGTTTTATCCATCATCATGATTCTGACTCCCTAACTACTGTTTTTCCGACAGTTACTTTGAACTGCCGTTTTAGATTTGTCATGTATTGAATAATCTCTTTGACTTCTTCAACAGTTATATCAAGTGTCATCATATCATCATGATGCACTTCAACTGATACATGGGTTGTAAACATTATTTCCTCCTCCTATAAACGCCATCTTTCACTTTCACTACATTAGGTAGTCTAGTCAATAGCCAACCTACGGCAGAAACAGTTCCAATATAATACTTATTTCCTTTGACACTTATCATTCTTTCAAGTAGTTGAGCAGAAGTAAAATTACCATCCATGTCTTCTACCATTTCCATAATATATCTTTTAAATATTTTGTTCAGAATGTTCCCTCCTGCAATGTTGACAATTATGCTTACCCTCAAACTGAGGTGTGTGCAATTCTGGCTTTTTACATTTCATAGGAATGTTCTTTCTCAAGAGACTCCAGTTTTTATAACTAAGGCCTTCTAAAGCAATACCTGTTATCATTCCTATGAGAATATCAGATTCTAATTTAACTAAGAACAATAGAGATAAAAGTATAGTCGCCCACATCCAATGATGGATGTGGTATTTCTCAGTTCTTAGTCTTGGGGCAAAAGGGGTCAAAGCCTTTGTTAGACTGTAACCTATGATTAATCCTAAACTATATTCTATCATACACTAAGCCCCGCATTTCTAAGAATAGCATTCATTTTTTCTTGTTGTGCTATTACCTTTGGATTTTGTTTACAACTTCTTGTTGAGTGATAGGTACTTTTACAATATTTACATTCACGTAATTTACCTGCTTTGGCTTTATCATTATATTTCTTACAAGTGGCGCAAAGCCCGCCATCGTAATCTTTCTTATCACATCTATCCCCTTTCATATTAACAATACCATTACAACGACCTTCATTACATATTACAAGGGGTAAAGAATCTATTACTTTCGCTTCTGCATCATCACTACTATAAAACTCTATGAGGTATTTATTTTTAGGAAACTTCAAACCTAAATATCTACCAGTCCATTTTTCTTCTTTATGAGTCGGGTTTCCATATTGTTCAATTAGACTTTCAAGTGGCCTATTCTTAGAAAAGCCCCAAGTGACTGAATACCCATCTCTTTCGACAACGCAAAAATCTACACTATTTTCCTCTTCAAAATTATTTACTTTTTCATCTTCCCAATAGGAATAAAGAGGTCTATACCATTCAGTATCGGTTGTAACTAAGTCTCCTAAATCTTCATGTTTTGGTATCATACTTCTAACTCCTTAGCCTTAAACGCTGCTAATCTAATTGCTTCTCTCGCACTAGCCGTAATACTAGCGGCTAAATCAACATCAGCCCAACCAAATCCTTGAAAGGCAACAATACCATAAAATGAAGCCATTAGTCTCTTTACTGCCATTTGATTATTATACCACTTTTGAAAATCGCCACTATTATTTTCTCTGGCTTCTTTCATCAAACGCTTATATTCATTTCTTAGTTCTTTCAATTCCAATACTGCTCTAGGCAAAAGCCCTAGTTCATCTGTTTTGTAATACAACATATGTTTATTCTTCACTTCACTAAAGTCTCTAGGAGTGGAAATGTTTACTGCAAATTCAGTAGGTTCTTTTGATTTGGTTTCCCAACTAATATTCCTAGCAATCATCATACTAGGGTATAGTCCTGCAAAATCAAAGGCTGCTACATTAAGATGCAATCCGTTTGTATTTTCGCTTAATGGGTCATAAATCATAGCACCATCATAGTTCTTTCTTTCTACATTTTTATTTCCTGTAGGGGCTTTCCACCATGCATTTCTCATAAAATAAATTGAACCCATATGAGAAGCAAAAAAACATGCATCAAATGGGGCTTTCAATAATCGTTGTAAAGATATAACTGCTTCACTACAATAGTTAGTTTCATCTATTTTGACTAATAACTCTACATCCACTAAAGCATATTCAAGATATATTTCTGTATCTTCTAACCATGCTCTACGAAAGAATTCGTTTTTATCTGTAAATTTACTTTGTTTAACTTTACCTTCTTGAAATAATAGTTGTGATACATATTCTAATGATAAAGAAGGTAATGTTCCTCTTTGAGAATCATTCCACTGTCTTTCAAATGCTAGGTCAAGAGAGAGCGTTATACGGCCTCCTATGGGCTGCTCTATTGGAGAGAAACCCTTCTCAGCGTAGGCAAAAGAGAAACCCTCCTTCGCCTTCTTAACACCCTTAACGGATGCGATTGGAGACATTACTTGTGGGTCTAATCCTAAAGCACATACTCTTTTAATTAAATGGGGTAAATCGAATCTTTGACCAAACCATGCAATTAACATATCGGGGTCTTTTACAATCATAGTTTTCATAAAGTCTTCAAGCATTTCTTTTTCAGAATCAAAAATATATCTTACTCCTGTATCAAAAACAGTATTCAATGGCTTATCGTTTGGAAACCAAACCCACTGATTATAGTGCTTATCATAATTATCATACACTACAATAGTAGTAATACAGTCGTGGTATTCTCCACCTTGTTGCCATTCCATATCCCAATACCATTTACGCATTTTATATTCTGGCATTTCATGAATACAATCAACTGCATATCTAAAATGCAAAGGAACATCTGCTTCATAAGTTTGCCTAAAACAATCTTTAGCCTTTCTAACATCAAACGAATTTTCTACATAAACTCGCTTTAATGGTTTTTTATTCAAGTTTACAAAATCGCCATTTTCATACTGAAAATCTCTTGAGATATATTTTGAAGGATTATACGAAGGAACTTCCTTCGCAGATTCTAAAACATAGAAGTATGGCCTATGTTCTACTATCTTATGTTTCTTCTCTTTGTTTTCTCTCCAAGATAAGAATATACTTTTACCGTCTTTACACTTACTTATTATCATTAATTCCCACCAACATGAGGGGCTTTCAGTATCATTCTATCGTTTGCTACAATTAGAACTGGGCATTCATCCCTCACATAGAAGTTTAACAATTGGTCTTTCTTGAAGAAAGAATACAAGGGAGAACTGAAATCTAAAGTTGCTGATTCTCCTAATGTAAATACTGGTGTCAATGTTTCATTATACGAATTTGTTGTATTCAGAGAAGTTGATATTACTAATTCATTATTATGATAATTCAATTCATAAATTCCAGATTTAACCAATTCACAGTTCTTAATACAGTTTTGGAAATCCACTTGGTTTAGAGTAAATGCTCCTTCAAAATTACTGTTTGAGAAAGCAAATAGAGTCTGAGGTTGCACTTCATAAGTAATATGAGAAGTAATACTAATCAATCTAGATAGTGCTTCTTCATGTGGATGACTTACGTGCTTTGGGATATTCGCATTCTTTCTACCATTAGAGATACAAAGATAGTCTCCAATCGTAGCAGTTATTTGCCCATCAAACGATTTTAGATAAGGTATAATCAAAGAAGAGTCTGCAACAAAATCACCATCTTCTCCTTCTTCAACACCGATTGTAATTTTAACCATAAAGGTGGGCTCACCATTATACAAAGATAATTGATTATCTTCTAACTTTGCATAAAAGACAGTCCCAAAATTACTGGGACTAAAACCACTATTTGTTAGGTGTTTACCCTTTACTTGTAGGCTTTCCAATGCTTCTTTTAAATCATCGCTATCTACATTAAATTTCATACTTTACCATCTCTTAATTCTGGAATACCATTCCAATTAACAGTGCCATTTTTTACTTCTAAAGATTCCCAAACTTTACCAACAAGTTTGGTATTTGTTTTACTGCTGAGTAATTCAGCCTTATAGACTACATCTCCTTTACGGAGTGTTCTTCTTGTTGTAATGATTTGGTAGAGGTAATCTCCCCAATTGTGCCAGTTGGGTTTAGAACCTATTACTTCTCCAGTAGCACCATAATCTGCTTTAGCATGAGTAATGTAAATTTGGTCACAATTAAGATTCTTACACATAGCCAATAGAGAATAGAAAGGAGCATTTCTTTTACCCCATTCAAATTTCATCTTTTGTGGTTTTCCAATCTTTGAAGAACCTGTAACGTGAAGTGTGCAACAATCTAGCCACTTATCAATTCCATCAAATACAAAGAGAACATCTTCTCCTTCTTCAATCTTAGATTTAACATAAAGAACAAAGTCTTCTGAATTTGCTTCAGACTTTTGAATATCTAATTCACCATTAGCATTTCTAACTTCTGGATTCCAAAGAGTAATCCTATCTGTCATCTCATGGTTTTGTCTCCATGTAGGTTCACAACCATCATCCCAGTCTAAGACATAAATTTGTTTGTTAGGAAAATCGAGAGCAAGACCGCTTTTAACAGTCTTAGGTTCTCCCCAAATTCCACAAATCAAACGGTTGTTTCGATTTAACCGAGTCTGTGTTTGTTCTTTTAGTTTATTTTGAAATGCAATAACTCTAGTGTTATTCTGCATTTCAGTATCTACTGCTTTTCCTTTATTACTTGTTAATCCCATTTTTATCACCTATACATTTTCCATATTTTTATTATTTCATCTATTTTTTCTTCATCTTTTAGATACAATTTTATGAATTTATTTTTAGTGTGTAATTTAACTATTTTATTATCACTAAAGTCATCTTGCATCCAAGTAATGAATTCTATTGCGGATAAGTCTGCAATTCTATTATTGACTAGAACAAATCCGTCTTTGATTTTAATTATTTCATTCACCTTTCTATCGTAGTATAATCTACTTGTTGTGAAACTAGCACTACATTTAGGCCTATTTTCCATTTTTGGTTTAGAGGCTTTTCTCTTAAATTTAAGTTTAAGAGAATGTAATTTTTCCTTGGTCATAACTTCTGTTACAAAGTCCACTTCTCTTTCAAAATGTAGTTCAACATTGTAGAGATTTTCACCCATTGGTTTCCAAGAAAGGTTTGTTACGCAATTTAAATCTGTAATTGCTCTTTTTGTTTCTATAAAATTTTCTTCTATCATATTAATTTCCCCATAGGGATAGGCTTCGCACCTAATCGAGCATCAATTTTATCCACAAGTTTATGCTTACACTTGCAACGAGGGCTAACGTAGGAGCCCTTGGATTATTAGGCCTCAAAACCAATCAGTATTATCCTCCACTGGTTGACTTACTTCAACAGAAGCACCATGTCTTACAGTGCATAGAAGACCGGAAGTGTTGATAGTTACAGGCTCTACTTCACCATCTATAGTTCTTTGACTGGTTCTACCAACAATAATTACTGATGAACCAATACCGAAATCAAGCGTTAAATGTTCTGGAATCCAACAAGTGGTAATACCATCATTATCATAGTCTAATTCTGCATTTAAATCAGTGATGTAAATAATTCTGTTACCGTTCTTTGTTGGAATCATGTTCATATTACAGACAGTTCCATCTGTAATAATAAATCTCTCTTTAGATGGTAGTGCTTGACGTTGAAGATGTTCTTTATCCATTTCTACAAGAGAAACGATATGGTCGCTGAAATTGTTTTGAAGACATTCTTCAAAGTTAAAATCACCCATATCACGATAGATTTCATTTTCGGGGTCAAGGGAATCATTTGTAGTTAGACTCTTAATAGTTAAATCAGTTGCTCCATAAATATCAGTTCCATTTGAACCTTCGATACATAGGAAATGAACCCATTCAAAGGTATTAGGTTTGAAGTCAATACCGCCTTGATTCTTGTAAGAAAAGTTATACATTTTCATATCAGTTCCACCAATAGAACCAAAGAAGATACCAGACCTTCTAAATTGTTCTTTTGGAAGAGGCTTTCCAAAGTTAGCATTTTTGCCACCATTCATGTAAGTAGCAGTATTATCCAATGGAATAAATACTCTTCCATCTTCTAGTGTTTCTGCTCCATCTGGTAGTTTAACAACTACTTTCTCTTGGTATTCGCCATTATGATAACGTGATACAGACCACTTACCAATTGCGTTTTCATTTGCTACTGCAACAATTCCCTTTTCTAAAGCGTTATCGGCATCTCTAAGGAATTCTTCCTTGGCCTTTGCTCTATTCCAACTCATCATGTCTCTTGGGGCTTCTAGAGCCGCAAAGAAACCAAATGCTGCTCGGTAGTAAGAGTCGTTATTTTGGTTTCCACTCTTTTGGCTTCTTTTAGCATTAGCCACATAGTTTCTCCAAAGACCCAAACCGATAGGGTTGTCCTTTTCTATTCCATTCTGTTGACAAAGTTCATCGAACTTTACCATAGCATCGTCTTCGGGAATACCCAAGACATCTGCGCCTTTCATTATTTCATTCTTCGTATTTTTATCCATTGTTTTCACCTTTTTTTATTTTTATTTTCACAATAATTGTCCCACCATCCATGATATTAACACTTTGGGGGTCATAGTATTGGAACGCCATTCTGTTTCTCCTACTGTTCTTAACAGTTTGAATTTTAACATTGTATCAATCCCCTCGGAACTGACAACAACATCATGAAGACCATTACAGATTTCTTTGATGGTCTTTCCTTGATAGAGTAAGTCATGTATTTCACCTAATATGTTGGGGTTCTTATTGATTATTTTTAACAATAGTTCGTTGTATTCGCTTAAGGAAATCTCGACCTGTCTCTTGAGTGTAGTGTCGCTAGATTTAGCCGCTTGGATTTCAGTAATCGCCCTCCTCATATCACCGTTCATGGAGTATAAAAAGCCCCCTAAATCTTCGTCTGAAAACCTAGTTACATTTTCCTTGGCTAAAATAACTTTAATCATATCTAATATCTTTTCATTAGATATTGGTTTAAAATGATAATTTGCACATCTGCTTTGTAAAGCAAATATGATTTTGTTTTTATCATTACAAGTAATAATAAATCTAATGTTAGAAGAATATCTTTCCATTATTCTTTTTAATGCGTTTTGTGCATCCGATGTCATGTTATCCATTTCATCTAATAAACAGATTCTAAATGGAACATCACCTAAAGAGGCACTTTGAGCCGCTTGTTTGATAGTGGTTCTAACTGTTTCTAATCTTCTATCATCACTGGCATTGATTTCAAAAAAGTTCTCTTTGAAACCATCACCTAGTATTTCTTTGGCTAGAACTATTCCAGCACTTGTTTTTCCATTACCAGAATTTCCATAAAACAAAACATTTGGCATATTTGATTCTTGTTTCCAAGATTGTGCATCCATTACAAATTGTTCTTGTCCGTATAAGTCTGATAATTTATTTGGTCTATATTTTTCAGTCCATAACATATTTATTCCTCCCAGTGTAATTCTAAAACACATTTGTCAAAGTTTTTCTTTGTTATTCTAGTAAATGTGTTATCTACAGTATTGATTAAAAATTGATTAGCCGAACCAGTTTTATATTCCGAAGGAGTAATTTCATATTTTTTAATTAAAGGAATTAAATCAATTTCCCATAATACAAGAGGATAGTTACCTTTGTTGTTAAAAGAGGTTTTGCTTGCCTCTCCTACATTTTTAAAAAATGGATACATGCTCAATATGCCTTTCAAAGCAGATGATTTGACTTGCACAGGAGAATCCAGCATAGATGTTTTTATCATCTCAATATTCATTTTTTCTTTACCGATAAAAATTTGCATAAGTTGTGAAATTATTCTCGCTCTCCTCCCTTCAATTCTTATCATTGCTTTCATTTATATTCACCTTTATATTCTTTCATTTTTATTCACCTCAAAATTCAAAGAGCGAGGTTTGCTCTATTTTTATTGGGTCTAGTTTCTTTCTTTTGCGCTTCTCTCCCAATTTTAGAAGTCTGCAATCTGCATTGTTTAATTTCGTTTTAGCCCAGTTTTTAAATTCTTCATCTTTCAATAACTGATGTAGGACTTTAGGCTCCCTTACTCCTAGTTTTCTTGCTAGAAAAGGTATTTTACTGTATGTCCCTCTCTTTGGCATATTTATTCTTCCACTAATATTTCCTACGTGAGTATATGCTAGAATATCATAGAAGTATGCTTGTGACCATCTTCTACGAACTCGACCATCAACAAATAAAAGCCTGTTAGGGTGTAGGTTTTCTGTAAGCCAAGTTAATATCTGAGTGTCAGAGGGTTTATTAAAGTGCAATAATTCTCTCACTAAATCTCTATCTCTTAATTTAAGATAATCAGAAACTAATGAGTATGTATCTCTTTCATATGAAAAAGGCTTTTCACTTCTTGGTGCTATTTCTTTCATCTGTTCTTCTAAATGATTCTTAGAACCTGCTCTTTTGATTTGACACATGGCTTTAATTTGTTTAGGAACGCTTTTTTCATTTATTGAAGTAATTACAATTTGGCCTTTGTAGTGTCTTAAAATGAATAAGATACTTTCTTTATCTGGTTTAATATGAATATCTTCAATAATAATTCCATTATCAATAGGTATTGAACCTACATCTATGTTAATATCATTTGCATATACTATAATAGGGTCATTCACAAAGGTTTTTGCTTTTGTAGATTTCCCTGTTCCTGTTTTTCCTGTAAGTAAGATTGGCCTTATTGTTTTTAAATTAGTAAAACCCATTATAATACACCTTTTATTTTCATTAATTCTTCTAAACCCTCAAGGGTTTTATGTCGTTTGATGACAAAAATAGCAACAATATCTTTGAACTCTTGGACATCATTCCTATAACTTGGTAAATCTGGTAATAATGCTGATATTATTACTAGATTCTTAATGCCAGTTATTCTTAGTGTTGGTCGGTTTCCACTGGAAACAATACTAGATAGAACACTGTATTGTAATAAAGTTCTTTGAATTGATTCAAGAAACTCTTCTTCTCCTCTTATATCTAAATAAAACTTAACACTATAACCAAGTTTAGCATTTTCATTTACATATATAACTAAATTATGTCTAGCAAGAGAAAGCAGAATACCTTGTAGCATTTCTTTACTATACATTAGAAACACGCTCTTTTGTTCCTAGATACTCTGCTTTGAATCTTAGATATTCTAAACCGTCTAGAATAACATTTTCCACTAACTTTTCTGGCTTATCTTTGGTAGCAAAAGCAAAGGTGAGAACTACGCCTCTATATTTATGAAATAATACGGCTGAATCTTCATCGACCTTTTCTGCAACTACCATAGTTAAATAATCTTTAGATTCTTCTAAGAATTGAAATAGAAGGCCTCTTATGAGCATGTCAACTTCTTCGGTGCTTGGTTCTCCATATACAAAGAAACGATAGGTTTGAACTGTGCCATTTTTATTTATGAATTCATCTAGTTCTTCCATGCTATCATCCCCTAGTATAGTCTTCGTTTTCTTTCCAATAGCCTTCAACTTCTTCATTAGTTTCTATCCAATGTATATGGGCCGCACTTATTCTACCATGTCCTAATTGCATAGCATTTCTTTCAGCGTTAGTGACCATATTTCCAACCGAAGTTTCTACCCATTCCATTAGAAAGTTTTTGGCTGACCTAGAAACCTGTAAATCAGTATTGTCTTTAATTAAAGAACTTAGATTTATTTTGCTTCTAGTCCTTGGTTTCTTTTCTACTTTCTTTTCTGGAATGAACCATTCTCCGTCTTTCATGTGAGGAACTTCCTCATGTTTAACTTTCTTGGGCCTTCCATTTTTATGGAGTATGTTTTGTAAATACGCAAAACCATTTTCAATATTCATACAATAAAAAGTTTCAGGGCCAATTACAGTTAATTCTCCTTTCTTAATCATTCTAATTCCTCCACATCTTTTAGCGTATTAATATCCGCAACAAATTTATCATCTCTAATTCTTTTACATCTAGGAAATCTTAGTCCTAAGTTTCCTTTAGCATCCCTACTAACTAAGTCTGCTGAAACTTCTAAAATAACATTAGGAGTTACATTGTAAGTTCCATTCTCAAACGTTTCAATATTTCTTCTTAGGTTCAATGTTAATCTAACTAAGTCTTCATCACTGAATCCAGTACCAACAGAACCAATGCTGACAAATCCATTAGGACTAGAAACTGCAATATCGAAAGAAGCAAAGACATTTGATTTTGCTCCTTCACCGTATCTAGCAGAAGTAATGACTACATCTAATTCAATGCGAGGAGGCTTGTATTTAGCCCATCCTATGCTCCTTTTACCTGCTTCATAGGGTAAACTAGCATCCTTGACAATGATGCCTTCAAAGCCGTCGTTAATGGCTCTATTGTAGAATGCTAGAACATCCCCACCTTCTTCCATTCTATGTGCTTGGTCGGGTATTTTCTTCATCCAAGTTAATCTTTCTTGATAGGGTAAATCCATAATAGTCTTATTGTTAAATTTCAAGCAATCAAACATAACCCACTTAACTTTGACTTTCTCTCTTGCTTCTGCATGATTCTTAGAATGGACTCTTGTTCCCATTAGTTTATGTTCAGCAGGAGAACCGTCATCATTGATTGGATATATCTCACCATCCATAATACAATCCACGCCGTAGTTTACAACAATATCAACAACATCTTGAAACTGTGGCGTAACAATAGAGCCTTTACGATTAAAGATAATCACATTGTCACTTTCTTTGTGTATTTGGTATCTGTTACCATCATACTTGTAATCTACAATCTTATTCTCTGGCCATTTATTCATAGGAACTTCTTTTGCTAACATTGGTTTTACAAAAGCCCCATGAGATAAATTACAGGGAGGTTCTTCTTTCATATCATAGTATCTTACTACATTTTCTATACTGTTAAAATTAGAATGTTTTTTAACATCTGCTAATTTCTTTTTGTAATGTTTAGTAATAATCTTCTTGACTACTCCTTCATTGATACCATTTCTAGGAGTTCTTAACCAATAACGTAAGAACCATTTTCTCTCAAGAGAAGACATTTTGAGAATGGTAGTTTTAATTAATTCAAATTCATTTGAATTTATTTTAGAAGCATTCATTTCTAACAAAGTTACAATACTTCTAAGAGTATATTTTCCTTCATTGGTAGAGGAATAATCTAGATGATAAATAGCGTCTCCCAAATCATTCATGTGAGCGATATATTGCCCTTCTATCTCTTCATCGAATACATCAAAAACAGATGCCATCCATTTCTTAGCCCTTGCTAATCCTATGTTGTTAACCTCATAGTCTAACGATAGAATCTTTACAAATAAAGGTGCATCAAATTCTTCTAAGTCTGCCGATATTTTTGATACTATATTAGTTGGCGTTCTGTTTTCTGTAGCCTCTAAAAGCCTACTTGCTTTCTCCCAAGTCATCTATTACCACTTCCAAATTATTATTAATTTTTTGAATCATTTCTTTTAGAAGAGGGCTGATTCTACCCTCGTTTGATTCAGCAAAGTTCCACATGATATTTGCTAAATATATCCATTCACTCTTCTTCAACTTCTGCACCACCTAACTTAGAGAGAAGTGTTAGAAAATTTTGTATCATCATTGATACAATTTCTACTTCTTGGTGAGCCTCTAATTCAATAAACCTATGTAGCATATGGATTAAAGAGGCTTGAGTTAATGCAGGAGCAAGTTTCGCAAGGCTACCATTTCCATGAATTTCCCAATAACAGACAAAAGAAGCCCTAGCAAGATAATTAGACTTGAATACTTCGTTATATCCACCGTTAAAGTGGTCTAAAGCCGCACCCTTCAATTTCTTTTTCATCTGTTTAGACCATTCATTAAATTTTTTATCGTTTATTGTTATTAGATATACTTTATTCATTTTTATTCACCTCTAATTCTCTTTTTAATATCGCATAGAGTAATTGCGCTTCTTCTATATTGACTCTTATTCCTTTGTAAGATGGCTTGTTATCTTTATACCATCTGATGTCTAATACATCTATTAGTTTGTATGTTCCCATAGTTACTACTACTTCTTCTGTAGCATTTCTAGGGACTCTTCCTACAACCTTTAATCCAGTATCTTCATTCAACTCATCCACCCCTGTTTAAACTTCTCAAGTTCCTGCCTTGAAGTAAAATATCTTGGAGTATCTAATACATCTAAACGGTTTACTACCCAACAGGCTCCACCTAAAGATGAGATTTGAACAACTTCAAACTGACCATCATTTACTTCTGATATTTCAGTAGTGGCAATTTCTGGAACTAATCCATACATCTTGGTAAGTTCTCCTGCTACTTCATGAATATTATCACGAATATACTTGATAATGTGCGCTCTTTGAATAGGTATTTTTGGAGCAACATCAATTTTTAGGGTTCCACTCATATTACAAACGGTACACTTATTGCCTTTACAAATAGGGCATTTTATTTGTGCTTTGTGAGGAGCAGGTAATGTTACTGTGATGGCTTTCTTTTTCATTAGGTTTCTCTCCTTTCAACGCTAAGAGTACCGTCTTTATTTTTCTTTAGGATAGTAATACTACCATCTTCATAAACTATTGTCATTCTTACTATTGTTTTATCATCAAACATATCATCACCCAATTATGCTAATCAATACAATCGTACACAACAGAGAGAAAAATGTAAGGTAAATTACTTTCTCTACTTTCTTCACTACTACTCCTCCACCAATACGGCAACATCTGTAGAATAAAATAATTGTGCTATAGACATGGCTGCTAAGAAACTATTCTTAGTGACTTTAACTGGGTCAAAGACCCCTTCATCTACTAAATTTTTCATTTCTCCAGTTAGTGCATTAAAACCAACTGGATATTCTTCGTATGATTTTACTACTGTATTGCTATTTTCAAATAATGTAAGATATGGTTCTGTCATTGGATTCTTCAACCAATCAGGAGCATCAATTCTTTTACTACATTCCATTAATGCTAATCCGCCACCGGCTACAATACCTTCTGATAAAGCGGCTCTTGTTGCATTTAGAGCATCATCAAGTCTTTCTTTCTTTTCTAGCATTTCCATTGATGAAGATGCTCCCACTTTAATTGTCGCTACTCCACCTTTTAATCTAGCAATTCTGGATTTAATTCTAGCGGAATCATATCCTTCTGTATTTTCTAACATACCTTTGAGGTAAGAGACTCTTTCTGAAGTGTCGCCTTCCGCACCAATAAGGATAGTTCTTTCTTTTGAAACTTCAATACTTTCACAAGTTCCAAAGTCACTTTCAGTAAATGTTTTTGGGTCATCTTTACTTTCTTGGGTAAAGATAGTTCCACCAACCATAGCCTGTATATCTGCTAATTCATCTAATTGATGGTCGCCAAAGTTAGGAGCAAGACATACTACACAGTCCACTGTTTTGTTCATAATATTCATGAGTAGATTATTTAATGCTGAACCATCTATTCCTTTACAGAATATCAAGAGTGGTCTTTTACTATTAGCAGCAAATTCTAACATTGTAATTAAATCTTTAAAGTTTCTAAATGAAAGATTTGACATGAATATAAGTGGGTTCTTGAATACAGTTCTAGCATCATCTGTATTCGCCATCAGATGGCTAACATAACCTTCTGTTAATTGCATTCCTTCTCTTAGAATTAATTCTGTTACATGAGAGTTAGATTCTTCTACCGTTACTATACCTTCTCTACCTACTTTAGAGATAGCCTCGCTAATTAAATTACCAAGAGAATAGTCATTATTTGCAGCAATAGTCGCAACACTCACTATATCTTTATCTAAGACATCAATAGAAAGATAGTCTAATTCTTGTATCATATCTGATTTAAATTTTTCAAGAATGTGATAAACTTGATGAGTAGTATAATCATCAGTAATAGTTTGAAACAGAGAATTACATAATGCTTGTGCTAAAACGCAAGCCGTTGTTGTCCCGTCACCAGAATTATCTTGTGCTTTACTGGCCAAGTTTTGAACCATTTGAATTCCCATCTGAATATAAGGGTCTTCATGAGAAATGTGCTTGGTAATAGTTACTCCATCATTAACGATGATTGGAGGATTATTCTGTAAAATAACAGTTTTAGCCTGTGGCCCTAACGTGGGCTTTACAGTGTTTGCCACTAAATTAATTCCTTGTAATAACTTCTCTTTAACTTCTTTTCCTTGTATAATCATTCAATCACCGCCATAATAAATTTAAGGGGAACAAACTTTTTTCCATCGTATTCTTGAATCTTCTTTTCAGTAGAGAAGATAACTAATTTACCTTCTAGTTCTGGTTCTATTGAACATGATAAAACTCTACCAACATTGTTTTCTTTCATCATGATGGTTCCACTACCTTGCATTTCTGCTTCTACTATAACATAATCATTTTTTGCTTTCATTCTTCTTCACCCCAAGATTGGACTCTTTCAAACTGAGATTCACGATAAATCGCTAATTGTTTAGGTGCGGTATTTTTCCAAAAACCGTAATGGCCTTCTCCACCCAAAACATAGGCACATTCCATATTTGTTTGCCAAATGGAAACGGTTCTAATATCTACTCCACTGAAATAAGCAGCACCAAATGGATGAGTGTGAATCCAACATCGAATAGGGAGTTTCATCCCTATGGGTGGGCTCATCCCAAACTCTACATAACCGCTTGAACCTGTAGTAACAAAACAATTGTTTTCTCCATCAATTACTACTTGGACTTCTAAATCAGGTAATATTTCTGTTGAAGCATACCAAATAGCATCAAAGAACCTTTTGTCTTCAAAAGCAACTTTGATATTTTCGACTTCCGATACTTTCTTAAAACAATTTAAAACATACTCTTCTGCCTCTTTTCTTGCTACATCAATCGCTTTAAATTCATCATAGCCCGAATCATCAACGTCTTCGCCATAGGTTCTAATAAACCAATCTCCTGTTTTACTCATCATTACCACCTTGTATTTTTACTAACTTATCTTGTAGCGTTTTAATTTTACGCAATAAACGCTTCTCCTTGCGTGATTTAGGTGTGCTACTGGGTAAGACACCCTTGCGCTTTTTCACCTCATTAGAAGCCTCTAGAAGAAGCACAATTCCTTCTTCAGTTTCATCATCCCATAATTTTTCTAGCCTTCCAGCGATAGCCTTGTATGAGACACCATACCTGTGCTTCGCTTCATCTATACTTAGTTCATAGAAATTAATCAATAAATCTAAGTCTTTTTCTTTATTCCATCTTTTACCCAAACTTAAGCCTCCAAGTGTTCACTTACTTCCATTTTAAATTCCCATTTGTGAAAATACTCATGTCTTGCTAGAAAACCACCAGCACCATTTATTGGCCCAATATATCTAGAAGCACATATTTGGCAAAAGGCCATGACAATTCTCTCTTCATAAACTGAACCATCTTTGGTTTCTATATCTACGATTTCTCCGATTTCTTTTTCTGTATATCTCATATTAATCACATATTGATAACGGCATATTCTTTGACCTGTTCATCATTAAACCATCTTTGAACCCACTGTGCGCCTAATCCTGCTATGGCTACTTGCATGAAATGAACTCCTTCTGTAGAACCATCCCATGAATCTCCTTGACAACTGAATGAACCTTCTTCTCCTGCCAATAATGTATCATACATTTTTGGGTCGGCTTTGTAACTAACAAGAGCAGCATTTCTACCTTGAGCCCTCAAATCAAGCCATTTAACAGTAGTGTTATACAAAGTTCTTCTAAGGCCAATATTATCTACACAACAAATAACTAAGTCATATCCTTGCATTTGTTTTTCAGTTAGAATAGGAAATTGAATTGCCTTATTTATTGAATCACTATAATTATCAGCCATATTGGTTGCTTTGTTTTGACCAACACTAACAATTTTAAAATTCTGGTAAGGTAAATTCTTTGTTTCAACCTTATCGGGGTCGGCTACTGTAATATCATACAAACGAACCCTATCTAATACAGGAATAAGGAAACTCCCTATCCCTCCTGCTCCAATTACTAATATTTTTCTTTTCATTCTGAATCCTCCGAATAATTCACAAAGGTTTGCGCTCTTGAAGAAAGAGCGAAATTTGTTCTTTTAAAACTGTTAGATAATTGAATTACAGAACTTACAAACTTCGCTAATTCTGGAACAATCTCTTGGTTTTGTTGTCTAGATAACAGTCTAAAAGCAGTTACTAAACAATTACAATCACTACAAACCCTTTGAGAACTCTCCAAAAGAGGTTCGGGGTTGTTATGGTTATATTCTTCCATTTCTATTTCACAAAAACTACATTTCATATTTATACACCTATTTTATTTATATTTTTTCCTTTTATTTCTTTAACATTTTTACAACCAATTAAACCCATCAATATTTTAGTTTGTAAATAAATACATTTTTCATCTATTTGAGTTTTTTCAGCAATAAGAGTTCTAGTATATTCTCTTACAAATATATTAGAAGTAATCCAACAAATACTAGCATAATAAGATTTACTTCTATTTGTATTTCCCATTATTTTTTCAAACTTTTCTAACACTTGTAAACTTTGATTATAAAAGGATAAATCATTTGTTATTTGTGTTAAAGCCTTTTTTAAATAATATTCTGGACTAATTAAAGTTTGACTATTTTTATAATGTGAATTAATTTTTCGCAATATTCTTCTAACCAATTTAGGCTCTACTTCAAATTCTGAACACACTTCTTTCATTGTTGCAGGAGTTCCCATTTCTCTTAGAACATAGAATACTATTGCCGTTGCCCTATTCTCATATGTATAACGAGTAAAGCCCTTTAATGATGAATATAATTCATGGTAGACTCTCTCTACTCTTTCTTTAACTTCTTGGGAGTGAGAGACATTACTCAGAACCATATTACAATAAATCAAACCATTAGTTATATGTCTAGGAGTTATTGGATTTTGAAACCTGTTGTATTTAGAAGAACCTTGCCCAGTTATTATAGAACCAAGGTTGTTATTATCAGCATTGTGAATTACTTCACCCTTAGAATCTAATATGTGAGTTGTCTCTTCAAACATTCCTTGGACTAAAACTAATCCACATGAAGAACAGACTTTTTCTCCTAATCTCTCATCATAATAATTTTCTTTACTATTACATTCATCACATTTCATTCCAATCAACTCTATTATCATTCTCTTTATCAACAATAAAACTGCCGATAGTGCTTACTATTTTTATTGTAAATACATCATTTAGAAGGGCTAAGGCTCTACCCGCAAATTGGTCGCCAATTGGTGTGCTTTCTCCCATATTATCTATACAAATAGGGCCACGCCAAGAAGGTTTAACAAATCTAAATTCTCCTGTTTTGTTACCCTCATCATCTAGAATCTGTTCTTTTTCTGGTTGCCATACATATGTAGAAACTGCTTGGTTGCGACTATTTCCTCCAGAATATTTTAACATCCAATCGTATTTCTTACCCCTTATGTGTAAATTAGTTAAAACTCCTGTTTCAGAAAATACTGCTTTGAGTCTATCTGGATATTGTTTCAGCATATCCTCTACCAACTCAATTGCTCTCTTTTCTACAATGTCTTGCTTTCTATTCTGTTTAAGAAAAGCAACTAATACTTTCAAATCTGAACCTAGAGGTTTTCTACCCATTACTTTTTGATATAGGTTTTGAGGGGAAATATACTTCCATTTACTCCTTTTCTTACCGTGAACATAAAAACTACAATAGTTATCTAAATCTTTAAATGAAATACTTCCCCAAACACCATCTCCTATTTCTATGGCACACTCGCTATCGGAGATACGCTTTACGTTTAGTCTTACTTCATGCAAAGAAAAGTCATGGTAGAAAAAATAAGGTAATCTATTTTCTATTACATATTTTATAGACTCTGGAATTTCTAGAGTAGAATACAAATATGGTAATAACTTTATGGGGTCTTTTTCAAAGCAACTCTTGAAAAGGACTCTTGCTAAAGCATTACACATCTCATCTAGAGTCATTAGTCTACCATTAATGTAATACCTAGAAGTTTTCTTAATATGAAAGGGGGTATCTCCTATCATAAGGGTATTATTAGTAAAAGGTAATCCACTGAAGAATCTAAAAGACCTTCCACTATTTTTGAATGACGCTTTTAATGCTGCAACTAAAGCACTATGGATTGGGTCTTTTTTCGTTACATCTCCTCTAATATCTACAGTTCTTTCGTATAGTTTTTTTTCAGTAAAATTTATACTTGTAGTCCAATACTGCCCACTATCATCTGGTTTTCTTATTCTTATTTTCATTACATCACATCAAATATATATTAGTATTATCTTTATTGCACTCTTCATGCATTTCTATTTTTATATCTTGGGGAGTATATAATTTACCCCCACAAACCCTACATTGGGTTGCTACTTTATTGTTTCGTCTATTGTTTATAATATGTTTAGGGTCTTTATCTTTCATGCTGCTATTCCCTCCTCAAATAATAAATCAAAATTATTTATTCTTACTTTACAAATATTACAAGGTTTTCCTTGTAACTTATTGCAGTTAACTTTATGATATTCTGATAAATGATAATAAAATTCCATCTTTTCATTAAGATAGTGATTAAATCCATCATCTACTGCTTGGGGTATTTTCCAAAAAATATCATACAATGAAGTTTTTAACATAAACTTCTTATCACGGTTATCATAGTCAGAAGACATTATAACCATTGAGCGTAATTTGGCTTTTGCTGTTGAGTCGAATTCTCTCATAAACAATACCAGTGATTGAATCACATCCTCATATGACATTTTGTTATACAAAATATCACCGGATGTATTTGTTCCTTTTAGGAACGGTATCTAAAGAAGTAAAGGTAGTAAGAAACTCTTTTCCAGTTCTAGTTACAACCCACTCTTTTTCTTCAACGAATTTCCAATTATTAAAATCAGATATACTATCATGACCAAACCTCTCGATTAATTTATTGACACTATCAAATACTTCGTCTTTATATTCTATAATAGTGAATCCACAAGTATAGACAAATCCTTTGCCATAAGGTTCGCTCAGTGCAAAGATATGTCCTTCGGGATAAAAGTCTGGCTTGAATAAAATTAGATTATTGTAATATCTAGGATTAGTTACTTTCCAACCTAATTGTTTTAAAAATATATTTAGGGCTTCTTCCTCAATAAAATACATTTTATTGGGCATCATCACCCAAAAAAGGGGAAGACGCTACTCAGGGTAAAGTAGCGACTCCCCCGAAATGGCTAACAATAATTAGTCCAAATTCAACAGTGGCCTCCGACAATAGCGGGGGTTAAGTCCACTGATTGAACTTCATCCCAATTGATGTTAGAAATCTCTTCTCTCGCAACCATCTCACCATCAATAAAACACCAATGGGTTGGGTGGCGGTCAATTTGCTCAATTACTTCCGTTTCCGAAAGGCTGAGTTCTGTGTGTCCTGTTTCGTTTAAAATTCTTAGTTTAATCATTTAATTCACTTCCTATATATTCTCCTACATTGTTTGCCATATTTAAACACCCCTACTCTATTTGGGGCGTTGCTATTGCTATTAGCCATCCTAGCCCTGTAACTAATAGCACCATTACTAAAATAGAAACTGTGAACATCCACAGACCCTTTCCTATTTTACTCAAAATCTCTAGCGTTATATCTAAATCTTTCATTTTCTCCCTCCTCTTCTAATATTTGTTCTGCCTCAAGCCTAGTCTTAGCAACTACATTATATTGGAGCAATAATTGTTTTTGCTTTTCTGTTGGTGGTAATTCTACGACATTTTTTAGATTTCTTAAATACCCCGCAAGATTATCTCTCTTTAATGAGGCCTTTCTCTTAAAAGAGGCCACGTCTCTATATTCTGAAGTGGTTTCACAAACCCTATCAGTAAGAACTGGTAGTCCTAAAAAGTGACAATTGTTTTCATATTCCTCATTGAATGGTGATTCCATTGTCTCTTTATGCCGTATTCTTTCCTTTTCCAATCTTTCTTGGCGTTCTTTTTCTGCTCTTTGCCTTCTTTCGTCTAGAAGCCGTTCTCTTTCTTCTTGTTCTAATCTTCTTTTCTCTACGTTTTCTGGAAGATTCCAAATCCTTTCTCTCTCGGCTTGTTTTCTCCTTCTACGTTCCATTCTCTCTTCTTGTTCGATGCGAGCCTTTTCCCTACTTTCTGTGATATAGGCCTTTCTTTCTTCCCTTTCCTTTTTCCACTCGTTGAAAGAAGGGATAAGAGATTCGCTCATAACATAAAGATATGCTAAATCTTTCATCAAATTATCATTAGGATAGCCATGAACTCTAAGTTGATTCTTAGGATTATCGGGATGGTTCCATCTCCAAACAATTGAAGCCATTTTGTAAGAAGGGGTAGCAAAGGTTCCTTTGCCTTTCTTTCTAATTACTCTTTTTTGTTCATAACGATTAAGGGAATTGATATGAACGTATTCCTTTTTGTGAGTATTATACCAACAGTCTAATTCTTTTATTTTATTGAACATCATTTCAAATGATTCGCCGTTTTCAGCCCACCATGCTTCTGCTTTCATAGAACCAACTCTGACTTTAATCCATTCAGCAACTTGCTCATCAGTAACTTCACCAATGAGAAGTCCCTTCTCTTCTGCAATTTGCCGCATAATAAGATAACTATTGATATGGTCACTACCTACTACTTCTTCTACACCATTTTGTGTATTCCTAATACGGAAATGATAAACAATAGGATGACCACAAAGACATTGTAAAGCGTGATTAGTTTGAAGAACCCAAGAAGGCATATCTCCATTACCACTCCACCAAACATCTCCGGTGGCTATCCACTCTTCTTTAGCATCATCATAATTATCAGCAACAGAAAGTTCTGTCATCTTTCTTATGAGGATTTTATCCCATCGGCCTTCGCCTAATTGTCTTCTCATATTTATTCACCATTGAATTCTCTATCTTCGACTTCAAATTGATATTGTTCTTGTAAATACCCAGTAAGTATCATATCCATTTTTTCTTGCATGGCTTCGATAATACCAGCAATAGTTCTTCTGTTTAAACTAATCCATAATTTATGATAAGTGTTTATTACAACCTTTGGTCGCCTATCTTCGTTTTCACTTATTACAATTGGTGGTAATTCTGGCGTATTTACTATTCTAAATTCTACTTCTTGTTTCATTATTATTCACTCCTTATATTTACTTCTAAGAAACTCATTAAACCTACAAAGTTTTTCTCGTTTAACATAGTTTCTAATCTTTCACTTTCTATTTTATTTACGCAATATTTTGCTAATAAAAGCGACAGTTTTTCGGCACTACTTTTGTTAATTAGTTTTGCCGTCTTCTCAGTTAGTTCTTCTAGATATTTTTCTTGGGCTAAACAATCATAACATTGAACCCATTCCATAATTTCTAGTTGGTAGTTGGCTTGTTTAAACCATCCGTTTCCGTTACATATTTCACAATTCATTTCTATTTCTCCGATAATAATATTTGAGGGTATTTTGGATTCGTAGCATTATAGGCTCGAACACCAATATTGTATTTTTTAGCATAGTGGTTATTGGGCCACCATTCAGGTTGTCTGCTCTTTTTCCATTTAGCAAATCGCCATTTACCCTCAAGATAATAATGACGATAAGATTCGACTACAAACTCCCAAGAAGGTTTCTTTGGGGGTAATCTGTATTCATCTGCCATAGCAATATTAACAGGAGTCAATTCCTGCTTAGGATAGGCATGTTCACGAATTAGTTCTTTGTATTTCCAAACATCTTCTATTCTTACTTGAGAACCGTGTTTTTTCTCATAGCGATAAGTGTATTCGTGGCAAAGCCATCTACCATGTCTAAAGAGCCATTTGAAATTGTCTCTTGATTCTCTCGCCCAAATAGTTGAAGGATGATTCAACATGGCTGGTTTCATCAACTCTGAGTTGATTTTACTATGAAACGCTTTGAGATGTTTAAGTTCTGGTTCTGTATTATACTCAACAATATATTTCATGTAGAGAATATTGGTATGTAACATTTGACAAGTTTCCGTTGGCATTTTAACTACATGCTTATTTATCATTTGTTGTGCTGATTCTTCGGGACATTTTGATAATGCAAATATATTCATTCAATCATGCTCCGTTATACCAAACAGTACGAAAGCAAGTAGGGCAGTAAATTTCTATCCAGTTTTCTTCTTCGTTAATTACTTGTGCTGCTAATTTTGTATGTCCG